CCTCCACTCTAGCAATAAGAACTAGATCCTTTTTAAATATTATAAGTTTTATCATAAAGAAAGACTCTTGGACTTTAAGTTTACCACAACTGTACGTATTTTGTCAATATATCCTTGATTTCGTAATTCTTTGAATACCATATTCTCAAACCCATACTCTCCATATTTCTGTAGTGATGTGCCTCTTGAATCTCTTAGTTTCTTTACTAGATCCTTCAAACCATCAGCATTAGATGCTTTGATAAGTGAGTTGATTTGATTTATAAAGTTGTTTACCTTCTTCTCTATCTCTTTTTCATCCACATCACCCTCAAAAGGTGTTGGTTCTTGTATCCAACGTTTCTTCATAAGACTCCAAACACCTTGACTCTTCTTTCTTGTGATACCTGGTCTTTCAATGTAAGGTTCTGCCTTTACACCATAGATTGTAACATTATGAGTCAATTCCCACAGTGTTTTTTTATCCATGTAGTATTGATCAAGTAAATCGGGGTTGCAATCAGGGATAAACTTAGGATCTACAACAATATGCACATCCAAGTCAGAGTATTGTGTGTAATTATACCCTGCATTACCACCAAGCAACAACACATCTACTATCGCTCTCTCATCCATATCAACAAAAGCAATAAATGCCTCTGCAAACTGCATGAGTTTTTCATTAACCTCAGGCTTGAGAGAATCCCCAATCCAGAAGACTGGATTGAGGATGTCAGTAAACCTAAGAGATATAGTTTCTCTTAGATCTTTAGGTTTGATATGTCGTAAAACTCTTGAATACATGTATGTATTTAGAGCCAATCTTTTCGCTGCTGTGTCTCTGGTATTACCTTCTCAATGTCTATGAGAAGTAATCCGTCTTTGAAATCTACTTTCTTGACAATAAGTTCTTCGGGTAGTGACCATGCACGAGTGAATGCTCGTTGTGCTAGTCCTCTATGCATGTACTCATGCTCTACTCCATCTTCCTTCTTGCCCTCTATCACAAGTTGTCCTTCTTGTGTATAGACTTTCAGGTTTTCTTTCCTGAAACCTGCTGCTGCTACCTCAACTCTATACTCGTGGTTTGATACCTTTATAGTATTATAAGGTGGGTAGTTTTGTATTGGTGTATCGAATTGCTGCTGCCATTCATCAAAACCAATCATATTACGTCTTATCTTTTGCAGATAATCGTGTGTATCTCCAACAGACAATGTAATACTGCCATCTGTTCCAAACATGGTGACCTCCTTGAGCGTCTAATTGTAATGTCCCCGTAGGCGACACTACTAATTATACAGAATTACTTACGAGGTCTGATTCGGTTCTTACGATAAGTGAAGTAAAGATTACTGTACGCTGCTATAACAAGCAGTATTAGTAGAAAAGTATTAACTGGCATCTGCTGGTGCTTTCTTCTTACCAATATTATACTTAGTCTCTAGTATCCAGTCACCCTTGTCTTTATATGATATAACTTTGATCTGATTAAGTGGAGCGATATCATTTATAGTGTCAGATTTTAGAACACCAACCAATCCCCAGTCAGATAGTAATGCAACTATCCTATTTCTTCTTTGGATATCATTGACACTAAGATTTGCTTTCTTACCATCAAGGGCAAACAATTCTTTGAAGTGTACAATATAATACTTACCCTGCTTATGCAGTATGTGGCAAGACTGATAGAGTTTCTTTTCTTTTCTTGACGCTACACCAATTCTTGTGAGAGTTTCTCTTACCTTGAGAAAATCATCTGGTTCTGATAGGAGCACCTCAACCATTTTATCGGGTGTCCAACTGTATTCTGCTTCCATAACCACGGTCATTTCAATCCTCCTCGCTCAAGTTTCTCTTGTATAAAAGTGAGTTGTTCTTTAGAAAGGAGTGGAAGAACTTGTTTCGCTTTCTCATCACTATACCCATAGTAACGCTTCACATAATCAAGATTTTTCAATTCTTCTTTCTTCACCCAAGGAGAGAACCTCTTCTTGGATCGTAAAATATTTAGTAAAAAGTCATATTGTAACTTAGAACTCAGGTTATGGTATAAATTCATCTCATTTGCATACATGATTGCATCGAGATGTCCAGACATGCATCTGTTAATAATATATGATGGATATTTCTTTTCCACATCAGGATCTTCGTCCATGAGGTTCTTCTTACTATGGTTGATACTGTTCAACCAGTCTTTTAGTTCCATGTAAATCCTCTTTGCCTAGATCTATTTTTACCAATCATTTTTGCAAACCTAGAACTACCATCTACCACCATTGTATCACTTTTCTCAGGGAAATAGTCAACCTTGTCACCTTCACGATACAAATCAAGTGTCACACAATGTAATCCTCCATCATGAAAATGTCTATGTCTAAAAGGAACAACGATTGGTTCCACATTATGCTTCTTAAAAAACTCTTCTGCCTCTGGTATTAGATTTGAAACACATATGTGATGCCTGTCTAGCATCAAAGCATTAACATCAAAAATTGTTTCGATTGTAAACCCTGTTAGTTCTGATAGATAAGTGTTTGTAAAATCTACAAACTCCTCATTTATATCACCGTCAACATACCACCTTCCACCTATCTTTTTCTTCCACTTGTGTATATCACTTGTAATTTTACTTGTTTTTGCATGACCAGGTAGGTGTAACACGTCCCATTTAGGAAATGTTTTAGAATAAAGTATGGGAGACCTGACAGTCATGATTGCACCTGGCACAACAGGAGCAAAGCACCCATCACTATGCCCACCTTCATTGACTACATTATATCTAAGATCAAATGGTAGACGATTTAAATCAAATAGAGCACTCTCTACAACCATGTCTTTACCAATCAGTGTCATACATGGTGCCTTTAGAAGATGAACCATAGACTCTCTAGAATATTTTTTGAAATACTCTATTTCCATTTGAGTCATGGTATCTAATTTTGATATATCTGCATTTTCTATGTCATCAGGCCATGAGTTTGTTCTCCTTACCTTATAATATGTTTGATGTAATTTTTCTTTCTCCTCCTCACTCAAACTCTCAAGATCAAAATCAAGAATAACCTGATCTATCTTATTATATTCGTCAAGACACTGAAAAATTGCAGAGTGATCACCATGAGTAATGTATAATTTGTCATCCACTACTAAAGAGCAGTCTCTTACCTGTAGAGGAGGTCTTGGTACAGTCCTTATCCTATTAAAAGGGTTTATATAATTTACTTTCCCATTATCAATGTATCTATCTATTCTATCATCTGAATTTAATTTAGGTCTTATAACCTCACATCCAAAATCCTTGAGCACACACTCAAAATTATCCAAATCTTCGTTAGTTTCCTCTGCTATCCTACTAAGTCCACTCCTAATAGTATCATTTTTGATTGTTGAGAAAAAATCTACGTCATAAAACGTCCCAAGCATAACAGTCTTGAGTTTATCCCATGGTGCATGATACTTATATCTACCTTTCAAAAATCCTTTCCTTCATATCAGGGTTCCAGTTATTATAATACCCTGTTTTCTTCAATTCTGCTCTCTTTTCTAATAAATCTTTGCGATCTTGAACAATTATTGCACACATACCACTATTCATCTCTACACCTGCAACTTCCTCTATTGTATCAGGGTGTTCATCATAAAATATTAGGTCAGGTCTCCTTCTTTTATACATCCCAACTATCCTTTCCAACATATCTGACGATGGTAGTTGTGGATATGTAAAATAAAATATCATTACCTTCTCATTTACATCTTTTATTTCTTTTTCAAAGTCAGAATAATTTATAAACTTCTTTACTATTACATTACCATCCAACCATGCTTTTTTTGCATAAGGACATGGTGGCATACCCTCAAAAGCAGGGTTAGGCACACTCAATAGATCATTTATCCAATCTTCAACTTTACTTTGCATCACGAGGTTTTATGATAATACAATTATTTTCATAATCAGGTATCATGTCAAGATGAACATCATGTCCCCAACATAATTCTTCATATAGAGAGTTCAGTCTCTCCATATCATCATAAAGATCATTCACCTGATCCATCTTTCTTCTTGAAATACTTGTTTATCACATCAATTTGATCTTGGTACTTAGCAATGATGTTCAATTCAGTCTCTATTGCCTCTGTAATATCAGAATGTTCTCCAATACCTGCAGGGTTAGTGAGGTAAACTTCTACATTTGCTACATGTTTTTGGATATCTCCTTGTGCATGTGCTAGAAGTGCTCTGATTAGTTGTTCTCTCATTAGAAATTAGTTAAGACAAGTTCTTTTCGGTTCTTTTGTGCAGTTGTGTACTCTGCAGTAGATCTCATTGTATATGTATGATCGTATTCTACTGCTTTCCAACCATTAAATCTTCTTGTGTTTAGGTTTGAAGAATTATAACTGACTACAAGGTGATGATCTGCTTCAGAGCATGCTTTTGAGAAGTTAGTATGATGAAAATACTTCTGCATACCTCCCTTCTTACCATAAAGATTAGATCCTATGTCATATGGTGGGTCAAGATACACAAAAGATCCTGTTCCTCCAAGTAATAATTCATATGATACGTTAGTTATTCTCCAGTTTCTTATAATTTCTGCATACTCTGGTAATTTTTCGATACCTCTCATAGAAAAATTAGAGTCACTTGCCTGTTTTGAAAAGGAAGATGCCTCAGACAGTCCAGAAAAACTACATTTGTTGACAATATAAAAAGCAATCGCTTGATTAAGTTTATCTTTTTTATTATCTGCTAATGTTTGTTTCGCTTCTTCAAATAATTCTCTTGCTGTATCATGATCTGGATGTGTTTTCTTATAATTTACAAGACTCACTGTCATCTCATCACTATTGGTTCTAAGCATAGACCAAAAGTTAGCAAGTGGTTCGTATAAATCGTTGACCCAAATTTCTAGGTGTGGATATTGCTTGGTGACCCAAAGAGCAACAGAACCTCCACCAAGGAAAGGTTCTCTAAACTCTTTGAAATCAGTCAAGTCAGGAAAAAATTGACTAATCTTTGTTATTGCTCTGCTTTTTCCGCCTGGATATCTTAGCGGAGTTTTTAGAGTTTTTTGATTCATCATAAAATCCTAGTTGTGATAATAAAACGTTCAACCATACGACCAATATGATCAGTATGAGTAATTCAAAGATTGGAGTGGGGATCAAAGTATTCCTCCAAAGATGTTTGGGGTGTCCAACTGAGCAACTTCTGTGCTCTAGAGTTATCAGCAAGAGTTTCCCTTGCTTCACCTGGTCTTTCAGGTATCTTTATTGTATCATCAGATATAAATGCTGCAACTTCGTTGACAGAATAATTCTTACCTGATCCAATATTTACTGTGATGCCAGAGTAGTTTGTCATCATAGCACATATATTAGCATTTACTACATCAGAAACATGAGTAAAATCTCTACGCTGTTCACCATCTCCCACTATGGTAAGAGGTTCCCCACGTTTTTTCTGCTCCTCGAAGAGTCCTATGACTGGTGCATAGATCCCTCTTAGAGGTTGACGAGGACCGTAAACATTGAAGTACCTCAAGGTTATAGTTCTCAGTCCATGCAATCTGTAATACATCTCGCATAAGGTTTCTGCTCCTACTTTACTTGCAGAGTATGGATTGAGACAATCAGTTTTCATGTCCTCCTGTAGTGGTGGTTTATTCAATAAACCATAGGAGGATGATGTGGATGAGTTTACAAACCTACTCACACCTGCTTGTCTTGCACACTCTAGCATATTATATGTGCCAAAATAGTTTGTCTCTATACAATCTCTTGGTCTTTGCATAGCGAGTTGTATTCTGCTATGTGCTGCTAGATGGAATACGTAATCAACACCCTCAAACAAAGGGCGACAAGCATCAAAATCACGTATGTCAACAACATGATTCTCAGCATCGTCTTCGTACCAATTGAACGCATCATTTGCTTCTGAAGACTCATTGTCTATCACAACAACATGATGATTATTTTCTAGTAGTTTACCTACTATGTGGGAACCTATAAAACCTGCTCCCCCTGTTACTAAGCATTTCATATTTCCATATCCGAAATAAAGTGATGAGCACGTTGATCGTCTACCTCTGCCATTTCAAGATTGATCCCATCTAATTCTGGAAAATCATAAGGACCAGCGTACTGTTTTTCTAGTTCTCTTTGATCTAATACTTCATTGATAAGTTCTTTCAACTCTACCTTGAGTGCATCAGATAGAAGGTTTATTTTGTTCCCCTCTAAAGGTGGTATGGCAGCACGTTGCTCTTCGATAGTTCTACCACTCTCACCATCCCCGTAGGACATTCCTTGTGTATTAATCGTCATGATCATCCCATGGGTCTGTTAGATTCTTATTAGCAAAGAATCCTTTGTACACACCATATCCTGTAAGTAATACAGTTATAGCAAGAATAGATATACCAAATGTAATGTTTGGATCTAAAGTAAGATGTGGTACTAGAGTGTCAGTGCACCTAGCGATCTTGTCAGGATCATCCCACGTACCAGGTAAAGTATATACTGGTGGACAGGCAATAAAAATCATTTGAATTCGCATGAGCACATAATTTCAGTTAGTGCTGCTAATAGATTTATCTCATGGTCAGCAACAAAAGCAGATTGATATTGGTATTTGGCAATAATCAAGACTGCTTCTGGAATTGACTTGGGTTGAAGTGACTCGTACATAGAGTCGTATACATTCCTAAGTATAGCACTTGGATCGTTATCTAGGTTCTGAACTATCCATTTCCTAACATTTTGAAACTCTTTATGTTTTAAAAACTTGATAAGTTCTAGTACTTTTACAGTAGAGAAGTCAGCAAGTATAGAAACATCTACAGAACCAGATGCAGAATATCGTTGGAGTTCATTGAGGACTCTTCTCCAGTCAGGGAAGTGTCTATTGATGAGTTCAGCGATAACTCTGTTGTCTGCTTTGACTCCTTCTTTTTCGAGGATGGTGTTAATCCTTTTGAAAAAAGATGCTGCGATCTGAGGTTTGGCATTATTTGTAATAGTAAAGTCTATAACTGAACATCTAGAATGAAGGGGTTCTATAATTTTGTTCTTGTAGTTGCATGTAAATATAAATCTGCAGTTGTTATAGAACGCTTCGATGTTTGCCCTAAGAAGTAACTGGACATCATGTGTGGTATTATCTGCTTCGTCAATGATGATAACCTTATGCTTCCCCCCTCCGACAAGGGAAACAGTGGAGGCAAAGTTTTTAGCTTGGTTTCTAACTGTGTCGAGAAATCTTCCTTCGTCTGATCCGTTGATAACATAGCAGTCTACTCCCAGTTGATTGCACAGTGCTTTTGCTACTGTAGTTTTACCAATACCTGGTGGACCTGCTAAAAGTAGGTTCGGTATTTCCCCCTTATTTAGAAACTCCGTAAAGGTTTTCTTGATACTATCAGGGAGAATACACTCATCAATTGTCTTGGGTCTATATTTTTCAACCCATATAAAATCACTTGGCAAAATTTTGTACCATTAAGTTTGCAGACACTCCGATTCTTTTACCTTTTGTATGTGGGACAGAATGGTATAAAGAACCTGGCCATATTAGTAGCATACCAGACTTGGGTTTGATTCGCAACGACTTAAATTGTATTGGAGAAGAATCCTCATCTGCATATGCATAATATATCAGTGCCCAAGTAAATGGAAAATGTGAATGATCTATAGTAAAATCACCCTCTTCATACATGAGTGCCCAAAAATCTTGAACTTCGTATGTGCATACTTGAAGTCTACTAAAAGTCTCAGGATCAAATATTCTTGCTTGTTCTACTCCACCCAAAATTTTATCAATATATTTGTCAAATAATTTAGTTTGTTTATGTGTTTTATAAGAACTTCTCCATGCTTTCACATTTGATACTTCACCCTCTGGAAAATTATTTCTATGGTATTGTATATCTTTTATGAGTTGATCATTATCAAGGTTGAGATCAACCTCGTAAATTGTTGTTGGTGCAAGTAAAGTTCTTTTACGTATCATCTAGTTTTTTAATTTGAAAAAGATTTGATTTTTGATACTTCTTGATTTTTTTATACTGCTTCGCTATCTTAGCAATCTCATTATGATTGATACGAATTCTTTTCTTTGGTTCTTCTTCACTCATGCCTTCTTACTCTCCTCGTAAAGATAAAGTATTGATAGTGAAAACACTACCCAGAATGTAACTTCAAGTCCGTAATGGTTCATAACTTATACCCAATTTGGTTGTCTGGATGGGTCACGTAGATAATTAGATGCAACCCAAGGTTTGCTGCTAATGTAATTCTTGTAAGCAGTAAAAGTGTCAATGCTTGTGTCATGTTTAAACTCATCTGGCATTGCTCGTGTAAATTCTACAGGATCAGTGTCTTGTAGTGGAAATATTTGTGTACAATGTGCAATAGTTGACTGGCAACTATGTCTCTTACCATATCTATGGGTGTATTCAGTACATAATGCAAGACCATGAAGTATCAACCATGTGTAATTATCTTGTGCCCAGACTGTACAAGGGTGATTACGAAATGCACCCTTCTCTGTTTTGTATGGTGTGCCATCAAGTTTAGGTAATGAACCAAACCCATGACCCCACTTATCTGATGCAACAATAGAAAGCATTTGACATGTTTCTAGAGGCATTTTTACTATGTGCTTATCAGGTAAGCATTGTGCTGACTTGACAGGATCGGGATCGGTTACAAAGATGTTCATGAATAAACAGAATCAGGTTCTAACGCAATGAAGTAGGTTAGTTTATAATTTGTATTATAGAACCTTGCAAGATTTTTGCAAGAGATAGCAACAGAATATGAACCAGGTATTAGTTTCATGTTCTCTATCTTGAAGTTGAATGAGAATTCCTTATCAGTATTACCAACAACAATAGCAAACTCATTGGAGGTATCGTTCTTACGATCACTTACAACCATCTTGACAACTCCTTCACCACCTACAACAGATAAATCTGGAAGTGATAGTATAGATGCTGACTTCAATGCTTTAGCAAGTTGATCATCCTGTAGATTGAAAGATACATCTTCGCTAGGAAGGAGCATCTCTTTCTCAGGTGGTGCAACAATTACACTAGGGTCTGAGAAAAAGTATTTTGATCTTTGAGATGTACCTGATTTGATGTGAGCAAAATTTGGATTGCTAGACACATCAATATCTGGATCTCTATACAACGCAAGTGTATTGAGAAACTGTGGTAGATCATAGATTGCAAAATCTTTCGGGATATATTCATCTATCTCTGCTTCTGCCAAAACATTTTTCATGACAGATATTGTTCTTATTTTTCTACCTTCTTTGAATGCCAAAGACTGATTGATAGTCGTGAAGTTCTGAAGAATCTTCAACGTCTTTTCTGATAATTCCATAGGTGGACGAAGTTTCATGATAAAGTTACCTTATCATCATGATAACATACTATCCTACATCTTGCAATCTCTGTGCTACTGTCTGTTTTTGAATTGGTGCTACGTCATTTAATCCGTTAGCATCAAACCATGGTGCTGTTTCCCAATCGAAACCTTCACCAAATGTATTGTCTGCGTTTGCAACATACCAATGACATGCTGCGTCTGGAATATCTACTGCACATACTGCCCAGTCATCTGTCCACTGTGGAACTTGAACCCATATCACAGGTTCTTTCTCAAATGCATATGCTGTGGTGCTTATACCAAACAGTATTGCAAAAGCGAATGTCCAACATAATATTCTTTTTATCATCCTAATAATCCTACCGACCCTGCTGAAATTCCCACAGTCAGGAAGAATACGAATTCAAAGATGGGCATATAGCCTGCGTTCTTTAGTAAAAATTGAGTCATTTGTGCTTGTGCTCCTCAGCTTTTGTTTATGAAAATACGAACGGTAGTCCGTTTACTGCAGTAAATGATACTGCACATGCGAATAAAATTCTAGAAATCATTATGCTCCTTGGTAAACTGGTGTCATTACTCCACCGCCTTCATCATCATCGTCATCATCTGATGCTCTCAAAAACAACTCCAATCCTACAAGGAATGCTACTGGATAGAAACACCAGAGTATTGCCATAAAGGGTGAGACGTTTGTTGCTTCAGCGATCATACAAATACGTTAGTAGATGTGCTTGCAATTACTGCAATCATAAAAATGTATGGTACAACTTTCAATGGTACTGGTTTTAAAATGGATTTCATTATACAATACCTGGTATAAGTTGACCTGTTGCTAAGTAGATGCCACCGAATAGAACGAATGCAAACATTGCTGGTCTACCGATTGCTCTCTCGAAGATATCTTTGTTGTTCATTAGACAAAACCTGGAATGATTTGTCCTGTTGTTAGGTAAGCACCTAAACCTGCGATTATGCCAAGCATTGCAAATCTACCATTAAGTTTCTCTGCAAAGAACTTTTCCTTTTCAATTGTTCTTGTTTCTGTTTTGTTTGACATTAGAATATACCTGGTATAATGTTTCCTGTTGTTGCGTATGAACCTACTGCTGCTACGAATCCTAGCATTGCCATCCATCCGTTAAATCTTTCTGCTTCTGGTGTCATGAGTTTGTACCTTTTGTTGATTGTGAATTGTGAAATGATCTTCATTTTAGAAGAAACCTGGTGCTATCCATCCGAATAGACCATAATTGATTGTGCCGATTACTAATCCCATCATCGCTAAACGACCATTGATTAGTTCTGCATTCTTCCAGTAGTTCTTCATTAGAAAATACCTGGAATGATTTGTCCTGTTGTTGCGTAAGCACCTATCAGTGCTACAAATCCAATCATCGCCCAACGACCATTGACTTTCTCAGCGTTCTGTGGGTATCCATCGTAAGATGCAGACTCATCGATATAAGGTCTTGTTTCATTTGGAAAAGCGTTTTGTCTTCCGCCTGATTCATTAGTTACGGTCATTTGAATAATATGAACTTTTGTTACATAATTATATAGGAAATATAAAACTTTGTAAAGTATTATTACATTAGTTACGCTTATGAATATTATAAACTTTTCTTATCAATCCTTTCTATAACCTTGATATATAAGGAAATAACGATGCTTGCTGGAACTGTGGTCAAGAATATTATCATCATCACCATAACCATCATGTGTTGTATTTCTGACATACGTATGTAAAGAAGTGTTTCTATTTATTACAATACTGTGTGACCCACCCATGCACATCATTCTTCATCACATGTGCAGTCATATGTACACCTTCTATCATTACGATACAACCTAATAACATTGGTACTATAAGTTTATGCATAAAAAAAGGGGGTCGTTAGACCCCCTCAGTATAGCATACTATCTTAGAATGTATACTTTACACCTGCCTTTCCAGACCAGTCTACGTCATCAACGTTAGTAGCACCAGAGATCTCTCCGTATACTCCAACCTTCTCGTTGATTGCCTTTCCACCACCAAGGTAACCGATTAGTTCAGTGTCACCGAACTTGTCAGCAGACTCAGTGTGAGTAGTTGTAGGACCACCAGATACATACCAGTCAATTCCATTAGGAGTTGTACCTTCGTATCCAAGTTGGAATTCCCATGTACCTGATGAATATGAACCATCTGGATATGAACCACTTGCTTCTACATTGACGTAAGGTCCAGCAAAAGCTGCTCCAGAGAATAGTAGAGGTGTTGCTGCTAGTGCAGCGATTGTTGATTTAATCATTTTTGTATTATTATCTCGCATGGGTACTAAAAAAACCCTTGCGGATGAAAGACTCCCCGACATGGGAGTCTGTACATACACATAGGGTTACGATCTTTCGAGTCCTTTGTATGATGGTATTTATTATAGATTATCTAAAGGTTTGTGTCAAGACCTTAATCTACTGAAACCTTTTTCTTTGTAAAATTCTATACAATTGTGGAATTTATCGTATAAACCGTTCTTATGACTGATAATAAAGACATTAGCATCCTTCAACACGAACCGTACAATCTTCAAGAAGTCATCCGTGCCGAACCCATCAAGTGAGGAATCGAACACTTCATCCATGATCAAAAGGTTAGTCACAATGCTGTTTTTCATTCTTGCAATGTCTCTCCAAGTGAATAAAAGTGCAAGGTCAATTCTCATTTTCTCACCTTCAGAGAAAGATGCATAGGAGAATCTCTCATGTACAGGTGTTTGTATTCTTTCGTTGAACTCTTCGTCAAGTGTGAAGTTGATATAGAAGTCCATTCTCTGTAGGTAATCATTTACCTGTCGATTGATAAGGGGTAGATACTTTCTTATAATGCCACTCTTTACCCCGTCATCGTTGAGTAATAGTTTTGACTGCTGAAGGTACTCAAAATGTTCTTTCGTCTCTTCTAGGTCTTTTAGTATCTGTTTCAGACTACTCTTATATTCCGATAGTCTTGTAGTCTCTGCAGATTTGTTCTCAAGTCTGTCAGTTATATCCTGTATTTCTTTTTCTAAATCTTTTCTAAGTTTATTTGCATTTGATATACGAACATTTAACTTAGATGTCTCAGTGTGTATAGTTCGTATCTCTTTCTGTATCTCTAAGAACTTTTGCTCTCTGACTTCCTCGTCTTTGATGGCAGTTTCTATTTCTTCTAGGTTGTCTTTATACTTTGATAAGACAGACTCTAATTCTTTTACCTTTGTTGCACGAAATATTTTGTCTATCTCCTGTGTACAAGTAGGACACTCTAGATGATCTTGAAAGAATACTAGATTCTCTTGTGATGTAGAACTCTTTGTATTCAGTTGTGTTCTAAATTTATTGAGTTGTTTTATCGTAGTAACCGATTTTGAATATCCATCAATCTCTTTCTCCTTTTCAGATACCTTTGCCATAAGGTCATCAACCATCCCTTGATACTTTTCAGAATCTTCATCACAGGTGACGATCTTCTTCTGATTCTTGGTGATATCATTTTCACCTTCCTCCTCTATCTTACGAATGAATGACTGTTGCATCACTATCTTATCACCAAACGATTCTTTTTTCAACTCTAATATATTGATTCTATCCTTTGAATACTTTATCTTCTCTTTCAGTAGATCAGACATACTAGAGAATACCTTGATGTCTAACAGGTCTTCTATAACTTCCCTGCGATGTGGAGCACTAAGTTGCATAAAAGGAACGAAAGAAGCACTGCCAAGAATGACAATTTGAGTGAAAGATTTGTAGTTGAGTTTGAGTATTTGTCCTTCCAAATACTTCTGTTGATCAAGTGCAGATGCTTCTTCATTGAATTTTTTACCGTCTTTATAAATTATAAACACATTCGGTTTTATGCCACGAGTAATTTTATACTGAGTCGTGTTAATATTGAACTCTATCTCTACTACTGCTTCTCTTTCATTTGTTGTATTGACTAATTGACTCTTACTTATCTTACGAAATGGTTTATTGAATAAAGAAAAGGTCAGAGCATCGAGTATTGTAGACTTACCCGATCCATTCTGACCTACTATGATACTATCTTTATTCTCATTGAGAGAGAAGTTGATAAATTGATTGCCTGATGATAAAAAGTTTTTATAACGAATAGATTTGAATTCAATCATCTTTTGGTATAGGAGGGATCACAATATCATCCTTGCTAATTACAGTATACTTGGTTCCTGATTTTTCGCAAGCAGCAATTGCTACATGATCAGCAATAGGAATAACCTCCATCTCTGGATCTCCTTGCTCTTCTAATAGCATAGCATATCGTGACGCATCATCTTTCTCTTTAAACATAAACACAACTTTCTCACCATAAGGATTGATGACAGCGTAAGCACCCTCATCTTTCATTCCTTTTACAGCGATAACATGCATTATGCAACCTCACAGGCTTCTTGATATAGATCTCTTACAAGACCTTTTATTCTAGTTTTATTTAGATTTGTTTCAAGATCATCTATGTACATGTTTAGTAGGGTCATCGTATCTTCTGTCTGCTCTACTATCTCTCCATCAAAGATAAGGTGGTCGGTTCTTTCTACAACTTTTATATCGTTAGGGTTGGACTTAGAAAGTGCCTCCATAAAGAGATTATATTCTTTCTCATCACTTTTCTGTCTTACTACCACCTTCACAATCTTATTACGATACTCTTCAAACTTAGTAAGTTGTCTTTTAGTGTCAGCGTAGTTGATAACTTTGTATAATTGAAATGGATTATTTACAGATTCTAATGTGAGTTTCTCTGTATCGTAGATATGAAATCCTCTTTTGTCATTCACATCATTCCAGAACATCTCATATGGATTGCCAAGATAGTATATCTTACCGTTAGAAGACCTTGTATGGTAGTGTCCAGAGAACACATGATGAAACTTATTATAACACTCAAAGTCTGCCCCTGCGTCCATCACATGCCCATGTGTGGCAACAAACCCATTGAGTTCTAGATGACCCATGGCAACCTTTGCCTTACTCTCCCTTATCTTCTTATATGTTTCCTTTTCATTCTCTTGATTGATCCATGGTATGAATAGAATGTTTAGACCACCTATCTCTAGTTCCTTGCATTCAGAAAGTAAGGTAATATTATCGTACTCTCGTAGTACCAAATCGTTAGTATTAATGTCGTTAGTGTTTTTGTAGTAAGCAGTATGATTTCCGACAATACTAACCAGATCAATGGACATAGAGCGAATAGGATCGAAATAATATTTCTTCGCCCAATCCAAAGAATATGAATCAACACCTTTACGGTTGTCAAAAGTGTCCCCAAGATCAAGAATGGTTGTAATACCCAGTTCTTTAATTTTTGGAAAGAAACATTCTTCATAGAACTTCTGAAAATAGTCTAGGTATAACTTTGATCCTTTCTTGAATCCAAAGTGTTGGTCTGTGATAATAGCAACCTTCATCCTATGTCTTCTGCTGCAGGGATGCCTTTGCTTTTTATGAAAGTTTTACTCTCGTAATCAAATCTTGGATGTGGTTGAGCACTTACAACAGGATTTTTAGTTTTATTTTTGAGAACGATAAATTTATCTTTTGCAAAAGTACCTGCAATCTGCACTTCTACATCGTCACCATCTTTCCAGTTTATCTCACCTTTCAAGTTGGTGTGAAGCATTGCTTCTTGTATCTGGTCAATAAGTTCTTGTGTTAGTTTCATCTGTTGTTGTTTCTATACTGTATAGCATCTTTGATAGAGTTGTATTCAGAAGACTTACCGTCTTGATCTGCAGTCATGACTTCATCAAATCCAGATCTCTCAATAATTTTTTGCTTTATTTCTAATTGTTTCTTTTCTTTCTGTATCCTACGTAAGAAAGCATAGTGTATAATCTGAGTGAAATATGCAAAAGGGTTCTTAGATTTATCAGGATTGAAGTTGTTTATGTACTGTACACAATTTTCTATACCATCACATACCATATCGTCTTTGAACATATAGTTAACAAAGTTTGGTTTGTATGATAAATGTGTAGCAATCTTCAGAAAACATTCACCAAGATAGTTTGTAATTCTTGGTTTTGGTTTACCTAACTTTTCTGCTTCTAAAATATCAAGTTTATATGCAACAATAGCAGTAAGAAATTCTTTATTGTTGACATAGTGTTCTGATCTTTTTCGTGCCATATGTGTATGTCTTTGTAATTATTATAGTACATTATAAAGTGATTGTCAAAGAAGGGGTTGACAACATGTTATAAAGGGTGTACACTAACCGTGTGGCGGTTCAAAGGGGTTTTAGGCTACTAACTTTGAGTATCTTTAGAAGCATCTTCTCCTTTATATAATTTCTCTATCATATCTCTACAGTCTTTTACAGTACCTATAGATCCCATTTCTCTTGTTACATCAGGATTATTTTCTCGTGAGAATCCTTTCTTAATTACTTCTTGATATGTTACAAGCACCTGTTGATCCTTGATCTCAGTCATAGTAATAATACTTGACATATGAATGATAAAAACATCTTCCTCAGACATTTTCATCCAAGGTTCAAATTTATATCCCAAAGGGATATTCGCTCCATGGGAGCGAACCTCTTGACAGGTAAGTGGATTATCTATGATTACAGTCTCTTCTTGAGCATCTTTATTAACTATAACTTTTGTGAGTATCTCTTCACCTGTAACAAGTTTGACGGATGCGACAAACTCATCGTAAGGTTCAGATTGTGATTTGGATGATGTCATAACTAAAATTTTCTTCGTTGTAGTATTTGATCCTTTCGATAAGATGGTTCAAGGTATAGTTTTGCCTTGATCCTTTCTTACAATCATCAGCTACATCATAAAGAGTTGCTTTGAGTTTGTTTTGAGATTTACGTAAGACTCTACCTATGGACTGTAAGGTTCTAATTCTAGACTTACTAGGTGAAGCAAAGATAATGTTGTGGAGATTTTTGATATTGATCCCAGTTGAGAAAGTTCCGAATGAAGCAACTATGATTGCATTGGATTCCTCTTCTGTAATTCTCCTAACTTCTTCTCGCTCCTCTGTGTCCACACCTCCGTGAACAAAGAAAACTTTACGTTCGTTAGTATTTATGAGGTTATATAAGACCTCTCCGTGTGCTGCTACCCGACTAAACAAGATTAAAGTATTACCTTTCAAGTCCAGTGCTAGGTTTCTTATAAACTTATTTCTCTTTTCGTGTCCTATCAAGTATTGAATTTCATCCTCATACACATCAAATTTTTGTGGATCATGCTTGAGTAGAAGCACTTTGATACTGAGTTTTGCTAGGAAACCCTTCTCCTGTAATTGTTTAGTGTCCACGATTTTATAAGAGGGTCCGAATAGACCTTCAAGAACCCACTTATGAGTTTGAGTACCATCGAGTGTACCCGTAAATCCGTACCTATACTTCGTGTCATACAGTTTTGTCATTATACTTACTAATGATTTAGACTTAAACTGATGTGCCTCGTCCCCAATTATTACAGAAAACCTCTCAAACCACTTCTTAGGTAACTTGTAAATTGATTGCCAAGTTGATATAATAACATTCTTCTGACTCAACAGGTCTTTACCTGCATAGATTCTATGACAGTTCTCCTCGACATCCCATCCATAATCTATAAAGTCCTTATACATCTGTTCTACAAGAGACGTAGTAGGAACAACAATTAGTGTTGACCTATCATAAGATGCATGGTATCGTGTAATTGCATAGATCATCAAGGACTTACCAGATCCTGTTGGTGATATGATCAGTCTTCTATTCTTTTGTAATGCATCAAATACACCCTCAATCTGATAGTCTCTCGCCTTGTACTTCGAGATTGCCTTTAGATAGTCCTTTACCCCCTCATATGAAATTGATTCCGTCTCTTCGTATGGCAGTCCGTAGTACTTGGAGTTCTCAAATTCAAACTCGTAATTATATCTCTTGCAAAAAGAAGTAACCTTATCTAAGAGTCCAACATATATTTCTTGCTTCTGTAAATTATATAATCTTATCTTACCATCCCAATACTTACTTCTGTACTGTGGCATGAACTTTGCACCAGGCACGTCAAATGTAAATTCATCTGACAATTCATGCCTAATATGTGGTTCACAATCTATGTGAAGAAAAACTTCGTTCTTCTTCTTTATAACAAGATCAGCCATAACCTGATGAGAATCTACGCCACTCAATTGCATTCTTTATTTGGTAGGTTCTATTTGTGATCTGTCTCAGTATCTCTTCCAAGAACTTTAACATGGTATCGTAGTATTCAATCTTCAGTTTAGTCTTACTCAGTTTCTTATCTGAGTCAAGATATAACTTGAGGTCATCTTTATCTCTGACCTTGTAAGGAAAGGGTTCTTCAGCATATACTTGTGCTGTTGCTTTCCCTGTGTAATACTGTCTACGATCTAATAGCATAGAACTATACACCTGCTCATCACGCTTTCGCATGAGAAGTATTGTATTATATAGCTCGTAATACTTAGCGTGTAATTGTGGTATTCTTAGCGACTCACTATCCAATTCATCTTGATTCATTTTGGAATCTGCATTCCACATGTCTTGTATCCCTTCTATAGATAAAGGATTAGACTTTCTTTCCATTGACATCGATCACATCATATATGGTATATTTGAAAGAAGCTTCAGCAGTATAGTATGTCTGCTCATCTGCAGTGGCATTAAAAGGAACACCAGATAACTGATAGGGGAATAAATCCCTAAACTTTATACTTACTGTTGGGTTGAAGTTACTACTCAATACTTGTATTGTAGCATCAGATCTCTCATTTGAGGGATCATTAGGGTTATCTACTTGTATTTTGTTATTTAATAACTCACTATATTGATTGATAGACTCAGGAAATCCCAGTGATGTCATCCACTGATATAACTGAAGATAGTTTTCCATATCTTCATCAACCATAAAAGTAATTCTTAGATCATCATACTGTAACTTATCACCTGGTACAGGAATATCTCTTAGGTAGTTCGCTTGATTCGCTACACCTAGTGTAATCTGAGGTAGGTTAGCAGAATTGCAAAGGAAATCTACCTTTGGACATCTATTGAGGATAAATTTGAATCCAATAATAGATAAAAAATTTCTATTTGAAACCTGTTGCAGTTTCATTGGGTGTCCAACACCCTGTCGTACAGGCATTATTATAATTACTTTCTTCTATTTATTGCCAATATTCGTCTAGTATATCAAAAGTTTTATTGAGGTATTCGTCTGCACCTCTGCATTCCCACTCTCCTTTCTCTCCAATCTCACACTTGTAGTGTAATTCTCTTTTGAGTTGCATGAGTTTACTGGTCATAGCAACCTTGTCTAGTCTGCCATTCATCTTCTTTTAGTTTTGACGTATTCCAGAACATCTTCCCTAATTTGCATTAGTTCATAAAAGCAGTGTTGATTGTGTGCACAACTTCTAAGTGTATGATCTGGTTTGTGTACTGATTCTATGTATAAATCCAGTGCACGATTGAATTTTTCTGTTTTTGTTTCCTGATTTATAATACTGTTTTGATCTTTCATTGCTGACATTGCTTTCAATATAATTTAGCATAAAAAAAACCCACCTGCAAGAGGTGGGTTCTGAGTATATAAGCGACTCGCTTACATTAGGTTGAGTACCTTTACTCTTCTGTAGTATCTATTGCTGTTAGCAGTGATTCTACCAAGACCTTGAGTTGTACCTTCAGCAAATGGGTTGGCGACCATACCATATCTGGTCTTGAAGCCAATCTTGGGCTGGAAGGTGTCTTGTCCAACTGCTCTTACCATTTGTAGAGGAACATATGGGCAATAGAATAAACCAGCGTCATAAGGTGAAGTACCTTTGTAACCCATAACGTAGTACTGGTTAGCGTCTAAGTTAGCAGCGAAAGGATCGATGTAAACTTTGTATCTACCGTTTAATGTACCAGCGAATGTGTTACCTGTGTCATCAACAGTCAAGTTGCTGTTTAGTGCAGGTGTATAATCTAACTGACCTGCTGCTGTTAGTGCTGATGCTACGTCTGCAGAACATAGGATGATGTTACCCTTTCCACGACGAGTTCTTTGTGCGATTGCGTTAGCATCTCTTTCAAGTTGGAAGATCATTCCTTTGAACTTCTCAACCATCCATCTTCCGTTTGAGTCTGTGTCTAGGTCAAACGCACCAGTGTTTGCTGTGTTTGTTTGTGCACCAGCTTCAGCAGACTTGTAGATAGTTCTAATGATCTCTCTATTGATCTCAGCAAGGATCTCAGTAGATAAGATATTAGCAAGTTCTGCTTCTGCATCTAGACCATGAATTGCCTTCAAGTCTTGTGCTAGTTCTAGACTGTACTCTGCCTTGAGAGCTCTTGACTTTGCAGTCACAGATATCTTCTCAATGCTGAATGCCATCTCACGGAAGTCGTTAGATGCACCGTCTCCGAGTGTCTCTAAGTTCTGTGTCTTGAAACCTTGTCCTGTGCTGTATGCATTGTTAGCACCACCGTTCAAGATAGATGGGTTTGAACCGCCTTGTGCAGTTGTACCGAAACCAACGTCGCTATCTCCATCAGTTGCTCCTGTGTAGTCACCCTGTGTGAGTGATGCAGCAGAGTTCTGAGCAGAGAATGCTGAATCTGGTTCGTTGAATAATGCTTCTGTTCCGTTCTGATTATCGAAGCGACTTCTCATCGCAAAGATAAGACCAGTAGGTCCGTTCATTGGTTGTACACCAGCAAGGTCGTATGCCACCAAGTTAGGCATAGATCTTCTGATCAATGAAATTAGAACTGGGTCGAAACCAGCAACAGGTCCACCTGTAGCAGCAGAACCAGAGAAACCTGGATTACCTGTGCCTGATGGGTCTGTGTTTACTGTAGGAGGTGCTTCTGATAAGAATGCTCTCTCCTCTCTTAAAAATCTTTCTTGGTTTTCTAGAAGTTGTGCAGTAACCGCTTTTCTATGAGTGTCCTGAATCTTATCGATTCCTTCTGCTTCTAAAAGTGGTGCCCACTTCTTCTGGAGTTGTCCAGAATTAAACATGATTGTTATTCCTTAATTGGATGTGGTTTTAGTTAATCTATTGGAACTTAGTCAGTGCCTGAATGTAAGCATCCATTGCTGGAGTTGTCTCTACTACAGGTGCTTCTTCAGAAATGACTTCTGGGTTCTCTGTCGCTGCAGGTTTGGTGAAATAACCTTCCTTCAACGTTGAGAGTTTGTCCCTGTACTGTTCTTCGCTTTCAAACTCAACACCTTTAGCAAGATCAGCAAGTTTCTCTTTCTGAGAAAGTGCTAGTCCATTACTTACTTCATCAAGGATGTTGTCGGAGACAGATGCAGATAGACGCTGAGTTAGAGCGACGTTGCTGTCAATCTGTTCGTTGAGTTTATTCTCCATTTCATCAAGTTTAGTGACCATTGCCTCAAGTACATCATATTTCTCTTCAGGGATTGATACATAATGTTCTTCAAAAAGTCCTTTGAGACCTGTCATGAAGGATTCAGAGAGTTCCCCTCTGATTCCTGTTTCGACTTGTAACGCATTCTCGTTGATCCATTCGTTTGAAACGTACTCTAGATAGGAATCAACACGTTCAGTCAACTCTGTACGAATATTGCTAACTTCTTCAGTTAGTTTATCTTCGTACTGAGTTTCTAGATTGCTTTTGACTGCTTCAATTTTTGATTTGATTGCTGCCTCAAAAATTGTTTTTGTCTTTTCTTTGAATTCTGCAGATAGTTCCTCACCTTCTAATAATGCTTTAACATCATCGTCAAGGTTGAGTTCTAATTCTTGAACTTCTGCAACGATAGGTTCTTCGGAAACTACTTCCTCACCTTCTGGCTGTGTCTCTTCGTTAGCACCACGACCATATCCTGTGCTCTTCAAAGCAGCAGGTCCAGGTAACTGAACTGTACCAGCAGTTCCCTTAGTTACAGGATTACCTGCTTGACTAAACTCTTTTGATGGAGTTTTTAACTTATTGGAGTCATCTGTTGGTGAATTGTTGGTAGGTGTTGGACCTCCTAAGTCCTCTACACTCGCACTACCAGCATCGGGTACATAATTTGGAGCCTTTGGCATTGGGTCTGCTTTCGCTGCACCCTTAGTAACCTGGTTCTCCATTTCATGTAGTTGTTTTTTCGCAGCCATTGGTTAATTCCGTATTTTTCCTTAGAATTTTCTGTTATTATTTAGACAATTATAGATCTGACAAGAACTTTTGGAATAATCTTAGTCGATTTTCTTGAAGTGTCCTTGAATCTACGAGGGTATTTATCTCCTTTTTAATCGCCTCAGTTTTCTTTTCACGCAAAACTGATCCTTCCCATACCCACTCTTTACCTTCCATCACACCATCTACAAAAGCGTCTGGTGCACTGGGATCTGCAACTATGTCTGCAGCAGTAGCAAGCATAAAATCTTCGCCAACATAAGAAATACCTTCTTTGTTCACGATGGATCCCATACCTCTTGATGATACACCAAGTTTTACTCCATCTGCTAAGAGAGATTCAGCAATTTTTCCCATCGGTGTGCTCAAGATTTGTGCCTTACCTATAAAGTTATTACCTTCCTGTGTAAGAGCGACAATCTTGTGAGATACTCTGTCAAGATTTATCTGTGGTCCGTCTGGATGTCCTAGTTCTCCTAGTGCACGTCCTTTAGATACAAATGCCTCATTATATCTCTTGACCTCATTCATCATGGTATTGATAGGATAGCAACGTTTGTTGCGGTTCACTACCTCTGCCTGTAAGAAAGGACCTTGAATATAAAGGGTCTTCTTGCCATCTTTTTCTTCAGTAAGAATATCTACTGATTCAATTTCTTCAGAAATTAACTTCATCCTATCCCTACCTCCTTTAGATGTAATGTGCATCCTGATGCTGTCTCAGGTGCTAATCTGAATATCACAGATTTAGATAGCACTGCTGCTCCTGTAAAATCTGCTAGTGATGATGTGTCAGCATTGACTGTAAGAGTTGTCTTATAGTCATTGTTCCTTTGAGGATCTGACTTTGCTGTAACTTCTACATGTGCGATTGTACTATTGTATGTACCAACTGCAGATCCAGAGAGAGTTACGAAGTCTCCTACTCTAATCTTTGTATCTGTATGGTCAACAGTAATAACTGCAGATGCTGCTTTACTTATAGCTGATACTGGTGCGTTTGCTGGATGTCCGTAACGATATAGGAATGAATCCCCTTTCGCTACATGAAATGATCCAACACCTGCTTGGTTAGCGGTATTGCAAACTGCAATATCACCTGCTGCTTTCGCATCTGAACAAACAACGTAAAGTACACCTGTCTTCACAGTTTGAGCAGACGTTACAGCAGAAGTTGCGTTTGCACTACTTACCGTTCCAATATCTGTTACTAATTTAAGTGGTTGTGATGCACTCATTCTTCTTCCTGTTCAGTTTCTTGATCTATTGAAGCGTCCACTTCTGTTTCTGCCTGTGCCACTGGTTCCTCTGCTTCTACTTCTGGTTCTTCTGGTTGGTCACCAAATAATCCAGCCGCAACATCAGGTGTCAGGGCATCAACTCTCGCTGCCGATTTAACAAGGAGTGCTTGCTTGATAGCATCAGATACTTCCGATGAAGGTGCATCTGTACCTACAAGGTCTACAATTTCAGACGGTTCCATAAAATAATTTTAAATAAACACTTAGTGTTATTTATATCTTCGCCTTCTTGATATCTATTCCTGGTGCTTCAGTTGCCCCTTCTCCTTTGGCATTTGCCACATCTGGTTCCTTTGGAGTCTTACCTAATGCTTTGGCTGCTTCTATATCAGCGTCGATTCTA